TTCTGCGCATCACTGCTATCGACGCTGACAGGTGCAGTGCCAGTTACTTCCTTGACGGCTTCGCCAGCAACGCTGCCATCAATCTCATCAATCTGATCTTCCAGCTCCTGGATGTCGTAAAGGAACTGGCGGTCTGCTGTATTCAGGTCAGCGGCAACGATGTAGCTGCCGTCCGTCCAATCGACCAGCTGCTCATCCTTTGGAGTGTTCCGAACAACCTTGATCTGCTGATCAGAAGTGGGCGCAGTGCCCACCTTGATCTGTGTATTTGACTCCCACGCATATTGATCACCACTTGGGTCGCCCGAAGTGAGAACAGTCAGCTCAGTCTCTGCTTCTGTTGCAGTGACAACCCGATAGACCTTGACGTGATCACGCTGAATAAAATCAAAGGTCAGCGTGAACTCGACGGTTGAGCCGTCACCAGTGAACAGATCGGTGGCGTAGGTCATTCAAAGGTTGCACTGGTGCAGACCTCAGTGTAGGCCGGGTGTCATTGCCGGGAAAGACCCAGTGGTGACTGTGCCTCGTAGTTCTCCAGCTCTCTCTCCTTCCTAACTTGCGTGTTGGCAATTGCCTTCTTCACAAAGTCAGGGTGCTGTCGAGCCATCGCCATCAATCCCAGCTTGTCGTAGTAATCGACAATTGCGTTGAACACTTTGTAGAGACCGCCAGGATCATTGATCCTTTCTTTTCTCTTGGCCAATGATTGATCCCAAATGGGCAGCTCTGTGTTGGCAATGCTCGGCCCGTAGGGCAATGCCAAATCAGCGTTGTATCGGGGATCCTCACTGAGTGCTGTCAACGCTTCAATTAGCGTCTTGCCTCGGGTGTATTGGTTGATGTTGTAGACGTTGGTGCCTGTGTTGATTACTGCGTTGGTTTTACCTAGGAGCAACTCAACTGGAATTTCACCCTTGGCTCGGTTCATCTCAATCCGATAGGTCCGCTCTTCATCCATCGACATTGTTGTTGGTGCGGTGCCGGTCGGCAGGCCCAGTTCACTGCCGCCCACCTTGCCTTCAGGTTTTGGCTTGGCGCCAAAACCGTGCTTGTTCATCCACTGATCCAGTGGGCTGTCATTCGTCAGAAGGATTGCAAAGGGTGCAGCAGAGTCCAGTGGCATACCGAACGGACGGCGCCGATCACGCATCAACCAATCCTTGTCTTGATACTGATAGCCAATGGTTCCAATGATTGGATAGTTGCGAGCAACCCTGGCCGCAAACTTCTGGAACACGCTCCAGTTCGGATCTTTGCCCAGCGCTTCAACCTCATCTGAAGACAACTGCCGACGGCCAAACGTCTGTTGCTCATTCAAGTCCTGGAAGCCGCGTGAGGCGGCAGTCAGGAAACCAGACAACGGCAACGTGCCATTCATCTGACCTGCCATGACTTGTGTGAAGTCAACCTTCTGACCCATTGCTATCCGATTGATCATGTTGAGGATGTCCATCACGCCAGTCAGCGTTGACTTGTTATCCAGCACACGCATATACGCTTGGCTGATAGAGAACATGAACTCTTGAACATCCGTATCGTTGATGATGTTTTCATGGAATGCACGGTGCACGTCAGCCTGCAATCCCATCAGGTCAACCAGATCAATTGATGCGCCTGGAATTGAAAGCTTGGACATGCCAAGAATGTTGCCCATGCTGAAAGCAAATGAATACGGTGCGCCCAGTGCTGGGTTGTTCTCACGCTTCCTTTGATCAGGGTTAAAGCTGCCACCATCGCGGAACACGCCTGATTGCCACAGCCCATAAGTTGTCGCACTGATCATTGCTGCATTCAGTGTTCTGGCACGAGCGTCAGCCATCTCATCTGCCGTGAATGGCAGATCGTCAGCAACTCCCTTGGCCTGACGTATTTCCTTGATGAATTGTTTTGGCAGCGCAATTAAGAAGTCACGACTGAGTAGCCACTTCAGACCGTTATATGGGGTCTGAAACACCGGCATGATCCAGCCACCCAGCGGGTTCTGCCTGATCATCTGAATGCCGACGCCAACCTTGCCGTCAATCTTTTGCGTGAACGTGGCTTCAGCACCACGCTGTGCGCCAGCTCTGCCTTCAGGTGTTCCAAGGTTTGGCAGTCCAGCCTGATCGTTGAACAGCTTCAGGCGCAGCGCGTCATCGCCCATATCGCCAAACTGCAGCCCGCCCGCTTGGCGTCTGATCACTGCCAGGTCATCAGCAGTCATCTTCTCTGGCGCAAACACTGCAGCCTCTGCTCGCTCATTGGCGCGATCAGCTACCCACTGCGCCTTGGAGATTCCTTCTGGCTTATCAACAAGCTGATCCCATTCGTTCAAGGCGTTGTCGTAAGCCGTCTTGCTGGCAGCCCAGTCGAACGCCATCTTGCGGGTCACTTCATCACCAGCAGCCAGCAGCGAAAAGCCTGGTGAATATCCAGCAGTGCTACCACCCGGCAACCTTTCGATGACATTGCCCAGCAAATAGCGAATGCCGGTGCTCATCAATGTCATCGCTGACAGTGGCAACTGCAGCTTCACCGTTGCGTCGGTTATTGCGCCAGCCTTCTGCGCAGCATTCCCCTCAACAAGTTCTTCCCACAAAGTGTTCAGGTCATCCCTGGTTTTCAGCATGATCTGCTGATTGTTCTCTTTCCTGTTGACCAGCGACATCGGGTCAAGACCTTCCTTGATTCCGGCCTGCGTGAATGTCGCCTTGCCTGTTGTCAGCATCTCGAACGCATTGCCGAATGCAGCGCTCATTCCCATCTGCATATTGCGGAAAGCGAACATCGACATTCGATAGGCATCCCCCAGATCCTTTCTCTTGAAGGCCATGGAGTAAAAATCGTCAAAACCAAAAGAGAAATTCACCAGCGCACCAGCCACCACATTGCGCTGCGTCCAGGTAGACGGGCTCAGGAACATGTTGTCCCGGCGCAAGTTGTTCAGGATCCTGAGCTGCGCAGAGATGTTGCCTTCATTCAGGCCAACTTCATTCAATGCGCCAACACGCTTGGCACGCGCAATCTTGCGCAAGTCTTCTGCGTTGCCCTGCAGGATTGCCTCACTCACCTGAGCAGCAAGGCTGCCCTCTTCCAACAGTTCCAGCTCAAGGCTCTTGATATCTCCAAAATCAATCTCATCTCCAATCCCGTCCAGCGAGTCATACTGACGTGATCGCAACGCCTGGCCCACCTTCCTGGAAACCAGTGCATCAAACTGCTCAAAGAAATGAGTGAACTGTGAGGCACGCGACAGCCTGGCCTGCATCGCAGGGCTGACGCCGAACGTATCAATCAACGTGCCCGTGTCATCCAGCAAGTCGGCGTAATACCGAGCGCTGTCGAATTTCATCTTCTTCGCCATCACCATCAGAACTGGCAGCTTCTTCAGTCCTGAACTGTTCCGCCCCATCACCCTGGCAATCTCAGCAGCATCGCCACCCAGCATTCGGATGTTGTCGAGCAGCTGCTCACGAGCCGCTTCTTCCGTGAATTCCATTGCCAGCTCAGCGCCGGCAGCAGACTTCATGCGACGAGCACCGGCCAACTCCAGAAGGATGTTGACGTTCTCCTCGTTCCACTCCATCTCCGCGTAGTTGATGTTCAGCCCTTCGCTGCCATCAGGCTTGGCGTCCTTGTCAAACCGTGCACGCACCAACTCACGGATCTTGTCTTCACCCAGGCCGATGTTGTCCAGCTCCACCTGCCGGTAGAACTCACGCGGATTGATCCTGATCTTGGTGCCGTCCACCATGGAGAACGTGCGGAATGGCTTGGCGCCTGTCGCCTCCTCCTCCGCTCTCATCTCAGCAGTGGCTTTCGCCTCGGCATCAACCTGCCGCTTGAGCTTTCGCGCAGCAGCTTGCTGTTCCCGTGCACGCTGAAGTTCAGCTTCGATCTTTGAACAATCAGCCATTGCAGGTTGCCTCCTCTAGTTGCTTTTCGAGCCGACGAACTTTGTCGTCGATTCGTTTGTTGGTTTGATCAACCTTGACCTGATCAGGGGTCTTGGTGTTCTTGGACTTGCGCCTTGATCTTGACTTTGGAACCGGAGACTTAGTGCCAGATATTTGGTCTAAGACATCTTGATTCCAAATGACAATTTCTGCCTCATCAGTTGTTGAACCTGCAGCTCTTGCTGAAAGTCCATCATATCCCTGTGATTTAAGTTTTTGCTGCAATCTAGCTGGACTCACCTTAAGTTCTTTGGCAAGATCTTTGGGTGTTCCGTTGTAGTCAAGAATGCGGGCGCCAGCAGGCACAGTGCCTTCAATAAAATTACTTTCAAATCGGCTTTCTCCAGTCGCTTTGTTGATCACTACAGCATCCCCGTAAGCAGATGCGCCTTGCCTGCTTGGTGAAAAATAAACGCCATCGCCAAGATCCCCAGGCACCCTGGCGCGACCTTTCCCTTTCGCAGGGATTTTGAATCCTCCGGCGCGAATTGCAGCAGCAGCCTCTTTACTTGTGCCATGAAACAATTTGCGACCAGCTTTGAACTCAGGAAACTTTGAGTTTGTGACTGGCACGTTGCCTTCTGGAGTCCACTCCAACAATTGAGTGTTGACTTCCGTTCTGCCTGACTCCAGCAGTTGAGCACTGACTTCATTGGGATTCGCCCTGGCAAGCTGTGGAACTTTTTCCCCTGCAACTGCGCGATACAGGCCTGTCTCTTCACGGTTGAGCATCATCAACCGCTTGCGCTCATCCCACGTCAACTTGTTCCATCCCTCCTTCTCCCACATCGCTTTCTTCGATGCGACCTGGCCAGCACCATCGAGCTCTGCCCAATCGAACCGCGACCGCACTTCCTCAATCAGAGCTTCAGCGTTTTTACCGCCTGCCTTGTAGGTCGGGATTTCGCCGTCGGCATAGCCTTTGAGCAGATCAAGCTGGCCGCTTGCATCAGCGTTAAACAGCGACTCAATCAACTCGCCCTGGTTGAATTGAATCTGCGGTAGACCTGCTGGTGGCGGCGTGATGTCTGCCTGCACCTCACCTGCGTCAATCGCAGCTTGCAGAATTTTCTTCTTCATCAGCTCGCGCTCAGCAGCGCTCATGCCACGACGCTGGAATGTCGGCTCAGTGGCTAGGTCAAGGTTTTGCTGCAGCCCCTCCAGTGGCAGCTGCTCAGTGCTGTCAACCGCGTATCGCTTGGTGCGGCCGGCGTATTCAACCAGCGCATCAACGATGTCCTGCTTCTTGGCAGCCCACACCCGGCGGCCAGTCCTTGCCTTCACCAGTGCAGCGATCTGCGGGCTGTTCTCCGGCGATGCCATCCCTCTGAGCAGATCACGGTTCCAGCCGGAGATGTCTTCGCGATACGCCTCCAGGCTGGGATAGCCACCGTCTGCTTTCTTGGTGCGCCACATCCCGGTGGCCTCATCAAATTCAAACTTCTCCAGGCTGGGCAGTTGAACGTCAGGAGTCGCGCTCAAGTCCAGGCTCTGCTGCAGCTCCATCGCCAGCTGATCGCCAACACTGGCTGCAGTGAACGGCTCAGCTGACTGATTGCTCACCTGCAGCCGTGCTGCTTCGAGTTCCTTGTACGCCTTGTTCAGCAGACGCTTGGAACCCTGCTCGGTCAGCTTGCGCTTGCTGCCTTCAGGCAACGCCAGCCGCTCTTCCACATCAGCAATCTTGGCCTCAGCTGCTGTCACGCGAGCCTGCGCTTCCTCCAGTGACTGCTGCCTCAGGCTGATCTGCTCGGTCTGATCGACGTTGCCCAGCACACGACGCAGCCCTGCATCATCGAGCTCATCGAGCTCTGCCAGATACGTGGAAATCTCTGGTCGTGGATCCGGTGCATCGCCAAATTCACCCAGATCAAGTGCGCCCTGCTTGGGACGTTGTTTGAATTCAAACTCCGGGCCGCCAGGGACAACCTCGCCTTCAGGCGTCTCGACCTTGCTGAGTTTGTTGCCGGTGCCGGTGCCGCCGACAGACGTGATGTCGATTGCCAGCTGGTCGCTGTTCAGTTGCCGCAGTCCAGGGAACATCGTGTTGATGCGTTCCTGCTGCTGCGCTACCTGCTGACCCTGCAGCTGTGCAGAGGTGGTGCGATCAATAGCTGAATCAAACTGCTGATCAACAGATGACGCTGGTGGCAGTTGTGGCTGCGTGAAACTGCGCGGCACATACGGTGCAAGCTCAACCTCGGCAATTTCATCCAGCCCCCAGGCGAGATCGCCATCAGCCAACCGTCTTGTCCATGGCGCCAACTGACCAGCGCCAATCAACGTCAGCGGCAGCAAGATCCCGTCAGCAACAACCTTGTTCAGCAGGTTTTGCCCATAGGTGTTGTCCTTGCTGGTGGAGATTGCTGTTTCAAACGGCAGCAGATCAAGGACATTCCCCTCATCTGCGTCCTGATACAACGCAGCTAGAGACGTGTCGATCATTGCCTCCCCGCCCCAGCGGGTCAGGTTCAATGCACGCCGTTTTGTTTGACTTGTCTTGGCAGCAACCGCAATCCGTCGTGCAGTTTGCGTTTGACGCAGACGGTTAGTGAGCGATGCCACCTGCGGGACTCGCCGCATCAACGTGGAACCCGTCAATGCACCTGCCACTTCACCAGCAACTTCAGCGCCGATCACATAGCCAGCGTCATCAGCCGGTGTGTTGACGACATCTCCCCTGCGTGCCGGGTTGAACGGTGCCAGCGCATTCTTGGGGATCTGCGGAACGTCCCCAGGCAGCGCACCTTCCGGGTCCACGACAAAATCGGCCAGCTTCATCAAGGCATTTGGGATGCCAAGAATTGCCCCTTCGCTCACGGCCGGTGAGGTCACAGCATTCACAAACTGAGCCAACGGCTTGCCCCAGCCAGCAGCCTCTTCAAATCGTTGATTTTTCAACGCTCGTAATTGGCTTGGCGTCAGTTGATTCAGCTGCTGCTGTGGAATTGGGCCAAGCTGATTGCCGACGTTTGTTCGCAGCCAGTCAATTCCAAGGGCTGCTGTGTCAGTGAGCGCGTTATTCAACGGCGAAGGCGATGCAGGCGGTGCCTTGGCGTCTGGATATGAATACTCAATCGGCGTCAGGTCAGCCTCATCGAGCTCATCAAGTGGCTTCAGGTCAAATAGAGAATCCATGGTTTAAGCGTTAGGGGTGGAAACGGGCATCACCATTGCGGTCAGCCATGAGCCAGGGGAACGCGGCGATTGCGAGTCGTTGCCGTATGGCACTGCGGTAGTTGAGCTCTGCTTGTTCTTGTTCAGCTCTTTCAGCAAAACCTCGCGAATCTTTCCGTCAGGATCCAAGGCTGGATACAGCTTCAACTGCTCAATCACCATTCGCAGTGGCGCAACACCAGCCTTCTCAGCAAGGTCATTGAGCTTGACGCTGGTTTGACGAGTCGTGTCGTAGTTCACCAGCTCTTGATAGACCCACTTGCCATCCATGATTGGCTTGGTGCGGTATTGGCTGACCTGCTGTTGCGTGATCGTGTCAGCAGCAGCGGCAGGGACCGGGGCCTGCGCTGCGTTAGGGCTGGCCGTTCCACTGCGGTCAGGGCCGCCTCGCTGGGGTGTCACTCCTGGAGATTGAGTCTCCTTCAGCTTGCTCAGGTCTTTCTCATAAGCAGGTGAATCGCGAATCTCCTTTGCCGCATCACCGACCTTCGCTCTCAGCACATCAATTGGGATCTGTGCACCACCATTGGCCTCGCGCCATTCATTGATTTTGTCGAACGCTTTCCGAGTTATTGCCTGACGCAGGTTGTTGACAAACGCAAAATACTTTTGACCATCTGGAGTAAGCGCTTGCCCTTCGGGCATTTGAATTTGGCCAAAAACGCCGATTGTCGCCCCGGCTGGTTTCAGCGCTAAAAGCGTTGGATCATTCAAAGAAACCTTGAGCTCATTGCTTAGAGCAGTATCAAATCCGTTATTAGACGGCAGGCCAGCAAATTGTTTCTGCTTGCCTTGAATGACCTTCACATATTCCTGATACGCTTTAACTTTCTTCTCCAGCGTTGGCTCTCTAGCTGCCATGTCACGCGCAAATTTATATGCAGCGTTTGTGGATTCAGGTGTTGCGAATTGGCTGGGCGGGAGTTGATTTAACTCCTCAAGGAAATCCAACCGCTCTTCTGATGTCAGCGCAGGGCCGCCACCACCTCCTTCGGTGTCAATCGCACGGGCCTCATCATCAGCATTCTTCTCACGCAACCAGCCTTCTGAATCTCTATAGCCTTGTTCACGCGCATACGTCTCAAGTTCATTGATGCGCTCTCTCCTTTCTGCCGAGTCATAGGGCAGCCCGCTGATGTCCTGGTTCCACCTTTGCTCTAAGTCCTGCTTAATAGCCTCTTGCTTTAATTCATAAGTATCTTGCTTTTGCTTTAGCGCATTGTTGGTGTAATCGTTTAATTGATAAGGGTTGGACTGCAGCCACGTTGGCCGCTTTTCCATAGGCATCCTGGAGTTGCCAAGCCGAATATTATTCACTGCATCTTCCAGGCCTGGCAATCCAGAAGCCCTAAGCATTGCAAGGTTTTGATTGATTTCTTTCAGCGCCTTTCTCTTATCTTCACCAGCAAGCAATCTCAGGCCCTGGTCAATTTGAAGTGTTGCCCTTTTCCCAGCGAGATCGCCAAACCTAGGGTCACCGGGCTGAATCACAGTGCCATCTGGGAGCGTAATTCCGTCCCTAAGGTCACCGAGCATTTCCTGCATTACAGCTTTATTTGTTAGCTGAACTGAGCTGTCGTAAATCTCAGCGTTATAGAGAGCACCCTGCCGCTCAGTAAATCTATCCCATGCTTTATTGACAGCAGGAGTGACATAAACCGCTGCTTCTGGCTCAGATCCAGTTAAGCCAAACCTTGAAAAAACACTCTGGGTAACTGCAACTTTTCTTGCAGCCAGCGCTGGACTGCCAGGCTGTAGACCAGCAAGCGCCCCAGCGTTATTAACGAGCTCTGCCTCCATGGCAGCACCAATTTGTCCCGCGGCCAACTGAGCCAACGCACGACGCCGGCCAATCGCTTTCCAAGGATTTGCCTCACGCAGCAAAGTGCCGGCAATAGGATCAACCTTTTCCAGCTGCCCCTGTGTTTCAGCAGCATCAGCAGCAGCAATCTCCTGCTGCTGCTGGAGGTTCATCGTTGACCTGACTCGCTGGTTTTCCAGCTCCTCGTAATATCCAGCCTCAATGTTGCTGGTGGCATACAGCCTGAAACCGCGATCGATTCCTTTCGTGAGCTGCTTGCTGAACGGCGCTAACGAATTTGCCAGCTGCTCAAACTGATTGAAGCCTTGGACTGAACCACCACTTTGTTGTTGCGCCTGAACGATCGTGCTGACATTGCCAAGCAACGCCGGCTGTGCCGCATTGGCTCGCCTTAACTGCTGAGGCTGAACGAATGAACTGATCGGCTGCGCCTGTGGGCGGATCTGATTACTGAAAAGACGTTCCATCAATCGTTACCCATGTAGCTCTGAATTGAACTCAAGAGATTCCCGCCCAGACCGTTGCCTGGAGTGCCAGGCCCAGTGCTGCTGCTAGGCATCTGCAACCGCTTCATTGAGCTGTAAGTGCCAAAACCAGCGTTGACGCCACCCAGCAATCCAGTGGCAACATTCATCGCAAATGCTGCGTTGCTCGGTGGTGCCCCTGTTCTGGTCGGTGGCGGTGGCGTGATCAGTGTTGGCAGCGGCGCGAATGGCGCCAATGGATCCATGAATTGCTGACCTTCATAGAAGGTCTGGCTGTTCCATCTATTCAGATATGAGGCAACCTGCCCTGCTTGTGCTCTGTCGTATTGCCTCTCCCTCATGTCGGATTCAATCGCCGCAAGCGACAGCTGATCACCCAGCTGAAACGCATAGTTGTTGACGATTCGATCAACAGAGTTTCCTTCTTGATTCAGCGCCTGCACCGATGCCCGTGCTGACAGCGCTCTCCAGGTGTATTGCTGCTGAGCGACAGCTGAAGCCATTTCTGCTTCAGCCAGCTGATCACTCAGAGCAGCACTGTCGTCTGCATAGGCAGCTCCGGCAGATGCTCGATTTTGAAAAACAACCTGAGCCTGATCGGCCTCACGCAACAGCTCGACATTGCGCTGCGAATTAACAAACGATCGCTGCTGGTTGTAGTTGACCGTTTCTTTCCAGAACTGGTGCTCTTTGTTGGCGTCCTGAACCCTGGCGTTAAAACCTGCCTGCCAAACAGCAAATCTGTTGTTGGCTTTCTGAAAAACTAGGTCACTCAGGTATTTCTGCTGTTGCGCTTGCCGTTGCCCAAACGCGCCCAGCACCCCAGTGGTGGCGTTAATGCCACCACTGATCAGGCTCATGGTCACTGGATCCATCAGGCAGCCCTCCAGAACTCAGAAAACAACTCAGCGCTTGGACCCATTGGCCTAGGAGTTGCCACCTCAAACCCGAGATGTTTCAGCCAGCGGATGCTGCGAGTGTTCTTCGCATAAACGTCATTGCCGATGGCCATCCCAGCTCGCTCAATGCACGTCTCAACCCATTCTCTCCCTTCTTTGCACAGTTGCAAACGTCTCTCGCGTGTGGCGGTCAACTTCTCAGTGCCGAGTAGCCAGATCCTATTCCGAACTAGGCCCGTCAGAGCCAATGGTTCGCCCTCGGCGGAAGCGATGCAGCGGCATAAATCACTCTCAGACCAGCTCCACATCACGGCCTCAGTGGGCGTGAGGCCATGGCTCAACCAAACTTCTTTCTTGTCTTCTTCTCTTAGGTGGATCGCAATGTGAAGTGCAGCCTCTTCAGTTGCGTCCGCCCATTTCATTGCAGAGCCTGTGCTCTTCCTGTCACAAGTGCAATCCATTCGCATGTCGAGAACTTACAAGGCATGGGTTGATCACTTCTGATTTCAACAAAGATCTGGTCACCTTGCCCGTAAATCGGCACAGAAAAAACACCTTCAAAGAATCGGGCAGTGTCTTCACCGTGCGAGATGTCTGGCCTGCCAATCGCAGCATTCCGCACAGCCGAAATAGTGCCGTCGTAGGTGTATTCACCGGTGTCCCTGTATTCAGGCATCACCATGACCTTGAAGAATCCGGTCTCGTGGTATCTGAGCTTTGCTGTCCTGATCTGCGTTCGCATTGAGTTGACCGCAGCCCTGCCGCCGCCAATGTCTTTCACCATCTTGAATTTGGTGAATCGATAACGGAATTCAAATGGCTCGCCACACACGCAATCAGTCGATGACCAGTCACCTCTGCCGGTGATTGTGGTGCCTTCATCAGCCTCACCAATCAGGACCGGGCCGGTTGTGTCGTCATCAGTCAGATCCCACATCGACCAGATCTGGGTTCGTGCCGTCATCGTGTAAGGCACAGTGAACGTCGAAGTGTTCGTCTGTTCGTCGTAGGTGGCAGCCGCCATGCGAACACCTGCCGGAGTGTGGTCAGTGTTCGTGACTCGTCGATCCAACAACATCGGGAACGGCGCCGCACCAGCGGTTTCCGCCTGGCGGTCCATCACCGACATCCGTTCTAGATAAACGTCATCGCCGTATTGCACCAGCAGATAAAGCATCTCCTCAACGCAGAGCACCTGGAGGATCTGGTCAGCACCAGTCAGCTCAAAGTGACTCCAGCTGGATTGCGCTCTCTCGACACCGCTGCCCTGATTGCGCAAGAAATACTTGTAGACGTAAATCCTGTTTCTGTAGTCGGTTCCACCGGTGACGTTCCGGCCGCTGATTGCAAACACCGCGTTGCCGGTGTCGTTGACCGCAAGCTTGAAAAGCTCTGACGGCACATAGCTGGAGACGTATCCCGTCAGGTCTTGAGCATCAGCTGTCAGCGCTGTTCCAGCACCTCTCACGCTGAACTCGCGCATCTGCGACCACTCACCGTTCTCCTGCGCAAAGATGATCCCGCCACCCACCTGCTGTGGGCGCACATTCACGTCCACCTCGTATTGGGTCAGCACAGTCAGCTGTGCCGTCTTTGGCGTCAGAACGCTCTCCGCCGCGTTGAACCTGAACTGATACTGCGCACTGAAAAGGATCAGTTCATCCTGGTAGGGAACGGCGTATCGAAGAATTGAAACCCTGTTGTTGCTGGCAACCAGATCAATCGGATCTGTATCCAGAATTGTGGTGGTGGTGTCAGGGAAGAAATTGAAGAACTCGCGGCTCTGGCTAAGGATGATGTTTTCGTCAGCCAAGAATCCCAAACGATTTTTATAAATGAATACGTCGTTGATTGGATTGCCAATGAAGCTGGGATCCGGCGCTGTATCAAAGTCACCGCAGGTGCGCTCTCCCCATGACGGCACACCATTGGGAATGTCCGCCACGGTCTGACCATCAGCAGGGCCAAACCAAAATTCACCATCAGCCTTGCGAATCAGCAGGTGAGGCATGGTGTCTGGATCGACCAGATACTCAACACCAGGGCTGACAGTTTCCAGCCATGAGCCTTCACCGAAAGCGGCTGGATCGTAGTCGTTAGGGTCAGTTACATCAGAACCACGCGGCTGGAACTGGACGTAATAAGTGTCAAATTGGTTGCCAGGATCTCCTTCAATTGTGACCTGATAGCCGATTGGCGCGATCGTCGGCAGCTCTGTGAATGCCTGCACTGAATCCAAAATTGCAGTGATGTCTGCGTTGGATCTGGCATCAGAAACTTCGACCGTAATTGGATTGGCCCCGCGGATCCAGATGACTGAACCCTGCTGGTCCAGGTCGTAGCCAGTCAGGCCAGCAGTGCCCAATCCAGTGATGATCTCTTCTGCAATCTCTTCAGAGCTGATCCTGTTCTCGGTGACCGTGCTTCCGCTGGTGACAACAGGCGCGACTGGAGTCTCAACGGTGACTTCATTGCCGTTGACGTTGACGACGTAGGTCTGGCCGTAATTTGCAGCACGAACCCAGATCAAACACTCATGCAGCTCTGGTCTGGCAATTGCAGGCGCAGTGTCCGCCTGCATCGCTGTATTGGTGTTCAGATTGCAGATGAACGTGTAATCCGCAATCGTCACTGCACGCAGCTGCTCACGCGCATCAGTGACTGAATCCAGGTAGTCGTAGGCATCAGTTGCCTCCTCCACCGTGATCTCGGTGCCGTCAAGATCAAACACCTGAATGCCGGCATTCGTGATGACAGCCAGATACTCCTCTGTTGTGTCTCTCAGGATGGAGTGAATAAAAGCATCGCCAAAAGGCGTCTCGCTGACCCTGGCCAGCACATTCGTTTGATCTCGTTTTCTCAGCCCTTCAGCGATCGAGCTGACGCCATTGATTTGAATTGATGCTTGGCTGGGATCCCTTTGTGCGTCAGGTTGGTTCGAGACTCCCTGAATAAGATTTGGGATCGTGTAGCTGACGAGATTAGCCAACGTAGCTGCCTCCAAACATTGAACGACGCAGGCCCTGCTCAGCGCTGTAGGTCGGCATCGGGCCAGAGAATGGGCCGCCGGTCAGTGAGTTCGGCTGCGACTGCTCAAGCTCGACTCGCATCAATTCGGTCAATGCCGCTTGCTCGTCAACTGCCGTGTAGTTGGTAACGGAATCTGACCCCAGCATCCGGGTCGAAAACACCCGCGCTGCTCTAATCGTTGTCCATCGGTTGTATGCCTCCGGCGAGTCGTCCCAGGGCAGCAACCAGACCACATCCGCCTCAATCGGCGCATCGTTGGCGTCGATTTTGAACGTGCGATTTTTCTTGTCGTAGACCCTGGTGCCTCTCAGCACGTAACGACCGTTCTCTTGATAAGGGTCAACCAGCCAGCTCATCGTCGAAGCGGGCACCTCAACCTCGCCACTGTCCGCATCTCGCTTAAAGGGATATTGCTCTTCACGGTTCCAGGACCATCCGCGGATCTGCCCTTCCTTGTGAAACTCAAGCAGGGTCTGCTCAGCAATCCGTGCGTCTTGGATCTGCTCGTCTTCAAGCGAATTCACCGGCATCTCACCGATGTTGCGCAACAGGACGTTTGTTGCATCCAGCAGCGTCGTCCGCCCTGGCGTTACCGACTGCTGGGAGGAACCCATTTGAACTCTGCACAAGTGCTGTGCTCATGTTAGGTGAGCCAAAAAAAGGGGCCAGCCGTAGCCAGCCCCGCAGTCGCACTTTCCAGTCCGAGCGTAATCAAGTGATGCTGATGTTGGCAGCACACTCAGCGCGAAGAACGCCCATGCCGATGCTCTGACGAGCCACGAGCAATGTGGACTGGTGAGAAACATTCCAGTCCCCGCTGGTTACCTGCAGAGCAGGAGACAGCAGAGTGAGGACGCCCATGCAATCACCGTGGAACACAAGACCTTTGCACTTGCTCAAGTCTTGGGCGTATTCGGAATTGTTGTCCCCGGCGACTAGCGAGTAGTCGTCCTGGGTGACGTTGTTCGAGCGCAGGATGGGAATGCCTGCAATTTGCAGAGTTTTGCCCTCTGCAATTGTGCCGTTGGCGCCATACCCACCAGCGAAATCAGCATTGATAGCTCTGGAAGATTGGGTGATGGCGTAATAGTCTTCAGGGCCAAATACGGCGTACATCCCTGAATCTACAGGCACATCTTTTTTCTCCATTTCGATTCTGCAATCGAAGATGGCGTTCACAAGCGCATCGCCCTTTTCTTGACGAGTTGCATCGGCGCCGGTGTAGTCGTCACCAAGGGTGACAGAAGTACCGATACGGCCTTCATTGATGGTCTTGTTCAGCGGTTCAGTTGTGTTTACTGAAGCGGCGTAAACAATGCGAAGAGCACGCTTGTCATACTCATAAGCCAATGCACGTCCGAGCTCACGAGTGATCTCTTGGCGTGCTGGCCAATAAGCCATCAATTCATCTACTTCGGCGATCGCCGCGTCGGATATCATCAGGCTATCGAGATTCAACACGCGCTCATTTAGCGCGGAAGGATCGTTAGTCCCACCTGTGATTTCTTTACCGGGCTCGTGGTATGCCAAATGTTATCCCGAAGGCTCTTTATCCTTCGGTTCTTACGGTTTACCATCCCGCAAGGTCAGACTATATCTTCACCCCCTAGTTAATAACTGGTTGGGTGCAGGGCACTCGTGGATCCGTTACTGAGTTTCCTCTCGGGATCTAGTCGTTGAACCTTCCAGATTGTGGTCTGGCTTGGCTGCTGATTCCCCAAAAATGGAGGGGTTCCAGACAATTCACCCTGTTATCGCAGTTCGCTTACGCGAATGCGGGCCGCAATTCAGCCGACTGCTTACCGGTGATGGGGAACGCCATGGATTTGCCTCCACGGATGTTCCTTTCCTTCACCTTGCCCTTCATCACGCAGTATTCCTCAAAGGCGCTCAGCACCTCTGCAGAACCCAGCTTGAGAAATAGCTCCTTAAAGCCATCTTGTTTGTCAGCACCGGCCTCCCAGGAGCCACCGGTGCCCTTAACTTGACCTACTCGTTTGAGATCAGCGTCAGCCATGACGGAAGAATTGATTGAAGTTTGCGGTTAGGCAACGCAGCTTTCTCAATCCTCTCGGTTATCCCCGCAGGGGCCGATCAGTTGCAGATGTGCAGAACACCTGCGATCAATTTAACCAAAGAGATCCGAATTGTTCATCAGCTCTGCAAACTTGCGCTGATATTCGGTGTCCACGTCATACAGCCGCTGACCCTTGCTGTTCTTCTTCGCCATGGCTTCCAACACTTCTGCCTTGCTGTTGAACCTGGCTTTGGTTTCAGCTGGTGCCTGACCACGAATCAGTTTGGGCTCTGACGGTGCAGCAGGCTTGCTCTTGGCCTGAATGGCTCTCAGCGCCCAGCGGACCGCAGCTTTATTGCCGCTATTGGCAACAGCGTTGTAATCATCCAGCTCTGCCTGAGTCAAGCCGCCGCCGTCCTTGGCCCATTTGCTCAGACGGTTGAACTCATCCCACCCGCCAATCTCATTGACGATCTCCGTCTGATCAGCGTCGGACAATTCAGCCGGCTCACCGCTGCCTGCTTGAGCCTTGGAGACGTAGTTTTCGACAACCTGGCGGGGAACGCCAACAGCCTCTGCCAGTGCGTCGTAATGCTGGCTGATGTCGCCGCCGTTATCGGCCTGCCACATCAGATCAGCCATGTTCAACCCGGCCTCTCCGACAGCATTCACGATGTCGTCGCCGTAGACCTGGACAGCCTGCTCAGCTGTGTAAGCCTGAGGTTGTGCGAGATCTGCAGAGTCGGGACCGGACGCTTGGCTCTGTTTTCTTTCCAGCTCCTGATACGCCTTCAGCAGGTCATCCTGTGAACGGAACTTGCCGCCAATCAGATCCTCGCCGGGATCCGTCTGGACAGCAGGAATCCCTTCCTCAGGTTCGCCCATCAGCTGTCTGGCCAGTTCTTCCTGGCCAGGGGCAATCATCCCCTCAGCGCCTTCAAACTTTGGATCGAAGCCAACGGGAATTGTTTGCTGTGGGAGCAAGTCAGCCATTTTCTTCAGGTGGTGTGTTCATTTCTTGGACGGTCTGAGCAGCTGCTGCAACTCCCTGAGGATTAGCCATCAGTTGTTGCTGCATTGCTTGCTGCTGAGCCTGTTGCATTTCAGCTGCAATTTGCTGCTCTGACTTCACCAAGCCTAACGGACTTATACCCATTGAACTTGCCAGCCTCTTAATAAGCTCACTGTTATTCAGGTATTGAGCCATACCCTCGGGGCCTATTGATTGCTGGAGGATGTTGATAAACCGAGCCGTCTTCTCAAGATCGTTGCCCCGGCCGACACCAGCCAAACCAACGCTGACCATTGGCTGAACGAGACCTTCGGGAAGTCTGTCGAGTCCTCCTTTCCGCATGTAGAGATCAAGGCGTCGTCTGATGTATGGGGCCTGGAATTCACTGGTCAAAATTGCATAGACGTTTGCCAAGGAGGCTTCCACCTGCATGGCTGTAATTCGCGCTTCTTCGGCTGTAACGCGCTCAGCGTCACGCATTTCGGCCAGCATGAATGTTGATGCCAAGCGTTGTTCAATTCGCTGCAATGCTGTGTAGGCAACACCCACGTCCGACCCCTTGTCGGTCCTGACGGTAAACACATCTTCTGGGTTGCCAGGAACGTATGCACCATTTGGTGCTTCTGCCAAAGCCTTGGCATTGACTACGCCAGCTGGTTTTACGAGATGCTTTACCTGAGCACTAACCAGTGCACATTCAGCAACAGCCTGCGACAACGCTTCTGCTGTTTGTAAATCAGCAATAGCAGCTGACTCGATATAGCCAGGCCCATAGCTGCTGGCCTGGTAGCTCGCCATCCTTAATGGCAACCACGGCGATACTGATTTCCTAGCTGATCCTCTGGTGCCCTCAATCTCCTGCTTATTGATCTCTTGGAACCACTCAACGCTTTCACCTTCCCACTTCACGCAGGTATAAATATCAACCGCCTTATTCGGCTCGCCGGTCGGCAGTGGATCATTCGTATCCAGCAGCTGACCGTATTCATCCTTGTCCTTACCCAGCTCATTGCGAATGCTCGCCGGCAGCTGATCAATCGCCATCGTTTCCTTGATGACAGCAACCAGTGGCTCTCCGATCGGGTCACGCAGAATCACATACTGATTGAGCGGATAAATCCGCAGGCCATCCTCGGCAATGTGCATCAGGCAGTTGCCGCCAACGACAAGGTGCATCAGTGCTTCATGCACCATCACCCGGTCATTGCTGGTTTCAATGCTGCGCAGAATCGACAGCTCCAGCTTGTTCAGCGACAGCTCAATTTCAGACTTGGCTGATGCAATCTCTTCCGGCGCCATGCCGGCTTCTGCCATCTGAAGTTCCTGTTTCTCCATTTCCACCGGATCCAAGGTGAAACGGAAAAACGCTTCAGTCGGCGGAAGAATCGCCATCAACAATTTCGCGCACAGCGAATTTGTTCCGCGCTGTCCGATCCCGTTCCATGGCAGCCGAAACGCATCCACGTTCTCCATCGTTGGAGTATTGGAAAGCGGGATCAGATACGGGATTGTCAGGCTCGCTGACCGTCGCGCTCGATCGAGCCAGTAGTTCCTCTCAGACTGGAGAGAGTCGTAAATCGATTGAGCGCACTTCATGGTCAGATAGAGAGGTTGGATCCTGAGCCGCCGCCGCTACCGGTTGAACCGAGACGCAGCGATGCTGTGGTTTGACGAGCACCACGGCGACGGCCACGGCGCTTGCTGATCGTTGCCGACCTGCCTTGCTGCATTCCTTGATTCATTGCAAGCACCCGCAGCGATTGGCCAGCTGCCTGGCCAGCGCGAGTCTTTGCTTCTGACTCTTGCTTGAGCGTGGCCCGTTCAGCCTCAAACTCAGCCAACGCTTGCTCAGACTCAGCCTTGGCCGCGGCCTCCTGCGCAGAGGCAGTAGCTAACAGCTCATCACGTCTTGCCTGCTGGCTTGCGGTAATCGCCTGACGTTCTGCAGCTATACGATTCAGCTCGTTTTGACGTGACCTTGCCAGCTCTTCCTGGCGCCGTTGTTCACGTTCTGCTTGAGCTCTTCCGCCGTCACCGGTGCACATGATCAGACTCCAATGTTGAGGCCAGAACCGGCCTGGTTTTGCGTGCCACCGATGGCAATCTTCAGTGAGCTATTGGGCTTTTTCTTTTTCTTGATTGCTGTTGTCGTCTCAGCTCCGGTCGCTGGTGTTTGCGTTGCCGTGACGGCATAGACGTTGTTGTTCTCCATTGACCCGGCAGCATCAGCATCTGCGGCAGCGGCAGCCAGCTCCTCGTCATATCTGGCCTGAATTCGTGCCGTCTCCTCTTCTGCTGCAGCGATTTGCTCTGCAATCTGCGCAGAAAAGTTGGCCTGCTGCTCCGCCACCTTCTGCTCATACTCGTTGAGCGATGCAGTGTTGCGATCAATGTCCTCTTGGCTTGGACCTGAATAGACAATTTCAGGTGCTGCTGGTGCTCCAAAACACATGGTGAACCTCAGGTGATGTTGAGACCGGTGCCAGCACCGGAAGAACTTGCGGTGCTACGGCCAATCCGCAGCCCGCGCTTGCCTTTCTTCCTGGCGGAAGAACGACGGGTGTCTCCAACGACAGGAGCCTTGGCAGACTTCTCCGGTGGAGGCGCACCGACGATGTTCATCAGCCGGCGAGCTTCAGCCTCCACTGAGGCAAATTCTTCAGCCTTCTCTGTCCTGTAATCATTCAGCTGCGTCAGGGCTTGCTGCTGTGCCTGCTGCGCTGTCTGCAATTCAGCCTGCTTCAGCTGGACAGCACCGTCTCGCTCTGATTCCATCGCAGCGATCTGACGATCCAGCATCCGGTCGTATGCACCGGTGTCAGGCATCGTGATGGTGCCGCCTCCCCCGCCGCCGCCGAAACACATTTAGATGCCCTCCAGGTTCATCTCATTCTGCTCTTCCAGTCTGAGAGCAAGCCACTCAACAACATGAGCAGCACCCGCATCAAACCAGACCTGACGCTCTGGTGTATCAAGCGATGGAGACTGACTAGGGAACTTTGCCGCTAGCGCAGCCACCAATCGTTCATCAATTGGCGGGAAGTAATCGCTCATACATAGATAGAGATGATCTCAGGTTACCGGTGGTTCCCACAGGTGAGGAGTACCTGCTTTCAGGTCGTATTCACCTGGCCTCAAGATCCGGGCCAATCTGGCCATCGTGATGGCATGAAGCTCATCGAATCCTGCTTTCTCGTATTCATAACGAACCTGCACCCAATACTCAGCCGGTGTTTCTGCCGTGACCCATTCCTTGCTGCGAAAGATCTTGTTCTTCTCTCCAATTTTTGGGCAGCCAGGGAAGCCATCGGTGGCATCCCCCATCAACGCTTGCTTGAAAAACTGCGCGTCGGCCTGAGCCTCGGTGACAGTAATCAGTTCGCCGTCGCGGTAGTGCTTGCCGGGAATGGTGAGCAGATCCTTGTCGCCTGAGACGATCACCGTGTTGTCACCGCTCAGCAGTCCGAGCACGTCGTCATCTTCGACATTCGGCCAGCCGCCACCCAGCCACCCCCTCTGTCTTGCGGTCTCTTTCAGGCTCTCAAGGAAGATGCCATAACCCGCAGGAGCTCTGCGATCTTTTCTGTTTTTCTTGTAGTCCGGCCAAAGGTCATGCCTGAACGTGCGCTTGCCGCCTTCGACGAGCCATAAAGTGTATCCAGGGAACGCTTCGAGCAATTCCTGCGTGTGGCAGATGAAGTCATTGAGCGCATTGTCATGATTGCAGCCATGGATAAACCAACCGTTGCCAAAATCAAAATCTTCGCTGTTCCCGGCAGCAAAACGATAAGCGAAAAATCCTGTGTCATAGAGAAGATAGTTCACTGTCCGTCAGCCTCCTGAATCCAACGCGCCATGGCCAAAGCCCCGTCCCACCAGGCCTGGTTGTAGGAATTGTCTTCTCTGAAAGCCTTGTCATATTCATCACTGGCAAAGTGGATGTAGGCCTCAATCGTGCTGATGTCGATGTCAACAGGGCCTTTCTTTTTGAACTTAGACAACGCGGCGATGGTTTGCTCTCTCGTATGCGGATAGATCCCTGAAATTCTGGTCAAGGAATTGTGGGTTGGCTTGAAGGAATTCACTGCTTGGAAGAATGTGTTGTTTGG